TTTTTCTCATCGGTTATTATATACGTGTTAAGCATCTTGTTCCAGCCACTACAGTTAGAAACAAAATTTTTGCAAAACACAAAAACTAGCTACAGTGATTAGATAATTTTGATTAATTATATGATAATAATGACTTCAAGTCAGGCCCTTTCGGGATCCCTACACACACGATCCACAGTCCGCATCCCTTGTTCCATGGTGAAGATTCTGTGGTGTGAGCCCCTTGTCGCACTTCCTGTCCGCGGGGAGTCACCCAGGAAGGTGTTTATAACACATTATTGCTGATCCGAGGGCACGCTCCGCTCACGGGTGCTCTGCTCAGAATCATCTGAATCGTCTGATTCATCATCTGAGGGCACGCTCCGCTCACGGGTGCTCTGCTCAGGATCGTAAATTGACATGCATTTATCGCCGCAGTCTAGCGTCATCTTTTCGTCGTCACGGATCTTATTGTCAAGCCATCGTTCAAAGAGTTCGTCGAATGTGTATCCAACTAATATCTCGTTGCGACCTTCTTCCATCCAGTACTTCTGCAACAATCCAAAGGCTTTGTTATGGAATTTCGGACCGTGGAACATCATTTCGATCAAGGCGCTCTGTGTTGAACTGAGCATGTGTCGATTGATGTTCTTTGAGTTCCTACATTTCGTCCAATTAACAATGTTTTGAATCAGTGTCACATCTAGTGCTCCTACGTCAAACTCCTCATCGTCGATTTTCATCTTCGAGAAAGCTCTTCCAAGGAAGGTCGCTTCATACAGGTTAACAAAAGGAACCGAGACTTCATGTTTTGTGCCGTCCGTGTACTTCAGTCCGATACTCTTGAAAAATTCGGCTATTGTTAGGTTGTTAAACATTTCCTTGACAATAGGACTTACCGAACAAATGAGGTCGTCCCCATAAATAACGGTGTCAACGTATTTTTCAAAAATTTCGACTGTTTGCATTTCGATCATTTCGATTTCCTCAACTTTCTTTCCTTTTCCGTACCAGTTCTCAATAATAGCGCACCATGCAATAAAGAGGTACTGCCACATTGAGCAAGTGTTTACAATTGTTGTTATGCCTAAGCCCGATGGACTGGATGCATTAGTTTTAAACACTGTGTTGTACGCAACTTTGACAGAAGATGTAGCTTCTTTACTCAAAACATTCCTGATGGAATTACTCTGTTGGTCTCTGCCTCCAGCAAAATTGTCATACCAATGGTTGATGGCCACCCATACATTTTCACAAATAATGGGGGGTAACGTCGGTCCGAAGGCCGAAACATCACCTGCTAAGATATTATCTTTCCATCTAAGTTTGGCGACAAGTCGCTGCCAGTCTGCTCCCAAGCAATTCATTCCCACTGCTGAGAATGTTTTCAGGTTGTTTTCGTAGAAAGCTGCACTAAAATCCAGAGTGTATTTACGAACTGCATGCGTGTATTCTGTAGGTGAACAGTCCACCTCACGGGGGCTGTCAACTTTCGCTTCCGATTTCAACTCGTCTTTCAAAACCACTTGGAAAGCTGTAGGAGGACATTCTCCTCTATACCTCATCGCCATATTTCTTTCGTGAAGATCTACGACGATAGTATTTAAGAAAAGGTTCTTTCCAGCTCTCTTATACGTGTCCTTCTTAGCAGGGAACAATTCGCGTAACGGTATTCCATTTGCTGAATTCGAGACTTGTGGTCTCATAAATTCCATACCAATAACACCGTCAATGCACTCGGTTGTTGTTCGAGATTGTTTTGCTTTGTAAGTTGGTTCCAGTTTCAGAATCGCATGTTTTAATCCGCTCCTCGCCTTGTTTGTCCATTTCGTTGGGATGTTCACATCGTCCGCGTTCTTGTTAATCGCCATTTCCATCTTAACAACACCAGGGAAAGCTTCTCCGTGTGTCCGAAAATTTACGGGTTTCTTTCCATCTGTTGTCAAGATACCAAACATTGGCGATGGTCTCAAATCGGTGAATGTTACATGTCGTATGGGTTCTTTCAAGGAAGCTTGAACTGAAATGTAAGGTTTCAAAGCAAGCATCGGTTCCACTTTTACTTTCGTGTCGAAATCATCTGCATAGAGATAGTTAAGATCAACGTAATCGCACTCTTTCACGCTTTCAATACCTAAAAGGTCTTGAAGGCATTCTCGTGTGATACATTGAGCATAACCATATCTCTGCAAAAGTTTTCGTGGTCCCGAAGCTACATGAAATCCTATGATTTGTTTGTGTATGCTGTCTATCAAAGCTGACATACAGCCTCCATTATACACTTCATAATCTACTCCCACGTTGTTAAAATCATATTCCCATCCTGAAATAAAACGCAAACCGTTGTTGTACCAACAGGAGTGCATTGTTTCTGAGATAGGTAAGCCCATGATCGTGCGTGTACTGCGAACATCTTCATACTGAACCCTCTGTGGAACTGTGTCCCTTTCGAGTTCTTCCTCAGTAACAAAATGATGTATTATGTTACGCTTCGCAGTAATGTGGTTGAAAAACTTTACCAAAACGACGTCTCCGAATTTTTCTTCTCCTTCATACGTCATACTCAATCGTTTAACTTCCACGTCACTCAATTTGATTTCCTTTCCGCCATCTACTGTACATGTTCCGTTCTTTACAAACTCCTCATACCAGTGTCCTGTGGTCAGAACATTCGTTCCGCTCACTCCAATTCCATGTGTGAAATAACCACCAGCATCAAGAAAAACGATATTTTTCTTGTAAATTGCGGCAATATCCAAATCAGAATTTCCTTGATATGATCTCATGTATTTTCGCGCCCCTTTGTTTTCCTTCTTTTGTGCTTTCCGCTGTGCGACCATTCGTTTCCTTTCGGTCTCATAGTCAGCATCACCTCCATTTCCTTTTGTTGGGAACATAAGATTGTAAAGCCATGCAAGTATCTTCAAAGCATAGATTATACCAGAAACAATGCCAATTGCAAACGAAATTGCGGTAACGATGTCCATCACTGCAAGATCTCTGTCGGTCTGAGCTCCGCCATATCCATGTTTTACGCCCATCAACATTAACTTGTGACAATGATGAGGGTTCTGTGAGCATGATTCACACATAACTTTCCTTCCTTTGTAACCATCTGCGATGTTATCTGGGTCAGTAAAATAGATGTATCTACCCGATTGAAAGGCGAAATCCACATTTTCTTGAAGCCAGCGTGAGTCTTCACAGACGCAGGCGCAATCCATACTACAACCGTATTTGCTTTTCATGAAGGATTTATCCAGCGTGAAGATGCATTGATCGCATTCGATCAAATACTTAACTCCATTAACTAAGAAGAATCCATTTCTGCAAGTAACAGTCGTGTCTTTAACGTGTTCTTCAACTTCTTTCGATGTTCCGGGTTTCTGAATCGGCTGCGGTTCTAACACTTCCTCCTTCTCTTCTTCCGTTGGTAATTCATAAACGAAGTCGATTTCGTCTTCCTGTTCTTTCTTGTCCAATTGAATTTTGAATTCAAAAATGTCTTTCACGTCGAGATGTTTTTCAATTCGTGGTTTCACTGCTTCTAAAGCGTAAGCGAGAGTGCATATGCATGGCGTGTTAGGTTTTACTTTACACGCTCGCCTATACAAACTGTATGCGCATTTGCTAGCAGCTATTCCGCCAACAGCAGCAACACCAAGAGCAATTTTTCCGAAACCATCACCTTCCATTTTGTGTCCGAAGAAGTCTCCAGCACTTTCAAACGTCTCAGTGAAATCTCTGAATTTCTCATTCGTAAGAACTTGACTTTCGATCATTGCTTTGTCATTTGTTTGTAACAACTTGTTAAAGATATCAACAAAATCTTGATCAACTTTGATATCAAGACTATGTGATTCTAGCTGTGTTACTAACATTTCCTGTGTGATGCTGTTTCCTTTATCGAGTGATCCATGTGAGTTAGGTTTTTCACATGCGTCGATTGCTGCATTAAGTGCATTTAATCTCGACATCATGTTTTGCGTCTCTCTTTCGTAATACTTCTTATGAATGTAAGAAATGTATTTCTCGAAATTCGTCAAACCTGTGTAGACAATATTGGTGGCTGCTCCGTTCATCGGATTACATTTGATGAATCTCACATGCATACCATCTTTGATCAACTTCGTATTCTTATTAAAGCATGTCGGACATCCAAGGCCCATTGGTGTTGCTTGGTGTTCGTCACAGTGCTCGAATTTTGGTGACAATTCTCCACGAATGAGAAGATCTCTTCTTCTGAGAAAAGCAGCAGTCGTCTGAACAACATTACTGTCGGGACATGCGATGTTTGAGCATGTGAACAACAATGCTGGATGTACTGGCCTCTGCTTCTCATCAATAGAAGAGAAATTCCCTTGATAGAAATTAGAAGATTTGAGTGCTATAAATTCCCCGAATTCTGTTCCTTCAGGGTCACTAATCGCGCAAAAATCATCATATAAGAAAGCTGGTTGATTTTGATAGCCGTCCATGTATTTCGTTCCGCTTGACTTCACAAAGATTGGTTGGTCAGTGATTGGAATGTTGACGCTCTTCAAAAGAGTCATGATAAGCTTATTGGATGTGAATGACTTACCTATGCCTGCATCGCCAAATAAGTACATACTGAACGGCTCGCGCCGCACAAGTGGTCTATCAGCAAATGCTAACAATCGTGCACACAACTTATCCATATCAACGTTTGAACGCACAACACTAGTGTGTAGTGTTGGATTTAATTTGCGCGTTAACATCAAGTTGTTTTGAATGATCCTTCCATACCGACGCGTGGTATAACAAAAAGCAATGTTTTTCTTGCTATTAGTTATGTGTCGGAAAACTGACTGGTCCGTGAGTTGTGCAACTAAGTTGTTATACCCAGTAACACATTTGATGACTTCGCTATCCATTATGACTTTGAAAAGATAGGAATCCTTATCATAGAGTTGATACACTTTGTTCAAAAAGACTTTGAAAGCAAAGAGTATCGATTCCACAAAAGATACGATCTTGTCAGCCATTGACACCATTTTCATCATAAGGTTGAATTTTCTAACCCACGAATTTCTTATTGGTGGTTTTACATTGAAAAACTCTCCTATACAATCCCAAATGTCATCTGCCATATTTCTGCCATTACTTTCCATATTGCCCTCCATGTTGGAAGACCTGAAAAGACTTGTGCAAAAACTAGACACACGACTACCCAATTCTTTCATTAGAATTGTGGGTACGATCTTGAGGATGATGGATGTTAATGCGATAACGAATGTTTTGATGTCAGGATTAATGATCACATGTCCAACTTGTAAAAGAATGTCAACATACGCAACCAAACGCTCATCTTTGCGGACGATAGTTTCAATTGCTTCTGCTAAACTGCCAACTTTATCTGATGTATCTCCAATTTTGTGCATTGCTGCAGCAAAATCAGTGCCGAGGATAGAAAAACCTTGGTTACGCCCCAAAAATGGTCCGGGGTTTGGTTCAACGCCTTCTTCTGTTAAATCTCTAACCCAACCTTCATTCGATGTTTGAGCTGACGGCACAACAGGTGCTGGCCTGACAACTCCTACATAAGGAATGAAAGGTATTCCGTCGATGACTCGGTTAGGGATACCATTGAACACGGAGAAAAGCAAATCATCACCGATTGCTCGATAGACAACACACTTAACTTTTGTTGTGTTAGGTCCCAAAACCACGATTTTAAGGTTTCCGAGTGAATTCATCATTCGTGTCAATAATTCGGTGGAATTATATGAGCTGTTGTAGTTTTTCCTTCCCAACAGATAATTTGGAATTTCAACCGAAATCACAGGATTTTTGTCCAAAGAGTGAACTTCTGTTGCATATCCCAAAGCGTTGTTAGATACGGAACCAAATTGGTCTTCCGT